TTTGACGAGACTAAACAGAGAGCCGTTTCCAAGTTCGTACCAGCAGAAGATATGGTTGTTCCGTATTCAGCTAGTGATTTAAGAACAGCGGAGAGGGTTACACATGTAGTGAGAATGTCGTATAATGATATTCGCAAATTACAAGTAGCAGGAGTATACAGAGATGTTGAATTATCTGAAACAGGCGATGGTGACGATGAAGGAGCTATCCAAGAACGTGCTGATGAGTTGTTGGGATTACGCCCTAATTACTCTGACGACTCTTACACCTTACTGGAATGCCACATTGACTTGGACTTGGAGGGTTTTGAAGACACGGATATGGAGGGGAATCCTTCGGGTATTATGCTACCTTATATTGTTACCATTGATCAGAATTCTGGAAAAGTGCTTTCAGTGGTTAGAAACTTTAGAGAACAAGACCCATTAAAGAGAAAGAGACAATATTTTGTACACTTTAAGTTTTTACCAGGGTTTGGATTTTATGGTTTCGGGTTACTACACACAATCGGAGGCTTATCTCGTGCTGCAACTTCTATTCTTAGGCAGTTAATTGATGCAGGTACTTTATCAAATCTTCCAGCGGGTTTCAAAGCAAGGGGTGTTCGTATTCGTAATGATGATGAGCCTCTTAATCCTGGTGAGTTTAGGGACATCGATGTCCCAGGCGGAGATCTCAAAAATTCCATTATCCCACTGCCATACAAAGAGCCTTCAGGCACATTAGCACAACTTTTAGGTGTTGTTGTTGACTCTGGAAGACGTTTTGCACAGGTTGCAGACGCAAAAATAGCCGATGTTAACTCTCAAGCACCAGTTGGAACGACTGTTGCGTTGATTGAACAAGGTTCAAAGATCATTTCGAGTATACATAAGCGTTTACATTATGGTCAAAAGCAAGAATTTCGTATGTTAGCGGAGATTTTTAGCGAAAATCCAGTTCCATACCCTTATTTTGTTGGAAATGTGCCTCCAGAGACAATGCAAGCCGATTTTGATGGTCGTGTGGACATACTTCCAGTATCAGATCCGAACATTTTCTCTATGGCACAGCGATTATCGCTTGCACAAACACAATTACAGATGGCACAAGCTGCACCGCAAATGCATAATTTGCGAGAAGCGTATAGACGTATGTATGATGCGTTAGATATTAAGAATATTGATGCTATTTTACCAGAACCTCCACAACCACAGCCCGTGGACCCAGCAACCGAGAATGGAAATGCCTTAAAAGGTATGCCTTTACAGGCGTTCCCAGAGCAAGATCATGAAGCTCATGTAAGAGCTCACATACCTTTCTTAGCAAATCCTGCCTCACAAGCAAATCCACAAGGATATTTGATGTTACATGCTCATGTTCAAGACCATATTGGTATGATGGCTCGTGATCAGGTAACCACATTCTTCCAAAAATCAGTTGAAGCAGCACAAATGGAAGGCCAACCTGTGCCTCAAATTGATCCAGCAGCCGTTGAAGCGGCCATCGCCCAACAAACTGGAGAAATATTGAATGAATTACTACCTTCATTAGCACCACAGACACCAGAAGATCCATTGGTTGAGATTAGAAAGAAAGAGCTTGAGAATGACACAGCAGAGCTTCAAAGAAAAACTATGAATGATCAAATGAACTTTCAAGTTGATACAGCTAAGATCCAACAGGCTTATGATTTAGCTCAACAAAGACAAAGACTACAAGAAAACATTGCTGATGATCGTAATGATGTGAATATTTACAGAATTAATATGGCCTCGGCTAACAAACGTAAATAATCTGTGATATAGTGGAGATATGGATCCAGTAACTATATCGGTGGCTGTAGGCGTTGCCTCAAAAGCTTTCTCTGCCATTAAAAAAGGTTTTGAGGTTGGTCGTGACATTGAACAAATGTCGGGGGACATTGGACGTTGGATGGGTGCTGTAAGTGACGTTGATAATGCAGAAAAGCAAGCTAAAAATCCTCCCTTGTTTGGTAAATTGTTTAAAGCTGGTTCTATCGAAGAAGCCGCTCTTGCCGCTTATGCAGCCAAGAAGAAACTTGAGGAGCAAAGGTATGAACTCAAGGTATTTTTAAACATGACCCATGGCCCAGGGGCTTATGATGAACTCCTCAAGATGGAAGGACAGATAAGGAAACAACGTCAAGATACAATTTATAAACAACAACAACTCCGAAGACAAGTAGGGGAAGCCATAGGCTGGCTTTTTCTAGTTCTTGTTATAGGAGGTTTCTTATTGTTATTGGCTAGTGTTTTTTCTTCCAAAGCGTATGGTAAAGATTATACTAGAAATCAAAAAATAAATAACGGAACAACTTCTGTTCCCAAAATGACAACATGTAGGTTGAAGAAACAAAAAGTTTTTAAAGGTAAGATGGCTTGTATTTATGTTGGTGCTCAAAGGACATATGAATTAGAATTCACGGATATTCATGTAGGATGTCCACGAAATTATAAATGTGTGTTTAATCCTAATGGTCAAGAGCCATCTATAGATAAAGTTATGGAAAGTTTGCGAAGCATAGCTAAATAGGAGATAAAAATGGAAAATATGGTATTAGATGCGTGGAATGATTTATCGTACTTAGAAGGAACACTATTTACAATTTGGCTTTTTATCTTATACTATGGTAAGGTTTGGATAGATAGTAGTTTTTCCAAGAAGGATTGCAAATGTTCGCAGCGTTAATTGGACCTATTGCAAATCTAGCGACTAGCTGGATGGACAATAAGGTTGAGAAGACAAAGGCAGAAGGCAAAGCTAAAGTTGCTACTGTTATGGCTAAAGCTAAAGTTGCCGAGAGAGTTGCAGCTGGCGAAGTCGAGTGGGAAAAGTCTATGGCTGATGCTACTGATGGATCCTGGAAGGATGAATTTGCCTTAGTTGTCCTACTTTTGCCTGCAATTTTAGTCTTCATTCCGTCATTCACAGAATATGTAAGAACTGGGTTTGAAGTATTAAACACTTTACCAGATTGGTACCAGTATCTTTTATTTATAGCGGTAAGTAGTTCATTTGGTATTAAAGGTGTTGGACAAGCCATGAAACTTATGGGTAAAAAATAATGAAAAGAAAAATCGGCAAGATAAAAAAAGTTATTAAGGGTTTAGAGAAGGCATCTAAATCACATTCTAAACAAGCTAAAGTATTAAAAAAAGTTATAAAGAAGGCGTGATGACTAGATTATTAAAATGGATATTTAGAACAGGTAATCGTATTGGTGTTTCTAAAGAGAGAGAATTATCAAAACATAGAGTTCACACAACAAAGTATCAGGACTTGTGTATGTAATGGCTAGAGTAAGACAATTTGCAAATGATTTAGGTATAAGTAAAAATCAAGCACAGAACTTAATTAACAAAGGTCGCAGTCGCAAGGACGGTGGATCGCAAATCTTGGAGAAAATGATGAAACCAAAAAAATATGGTAGTGGTGGTTCTAATAAGGTCACTAAAATTAAAGAAAAAACCACTAACAAAGCAAAAATGGGTAACTTTAAAAACATAATAAATCAATCAGTTACAGGTAAAATTACTACAGAAGGAGCAGAACAAGCCATAAAAAAAATAGTATTGACTAAAGCAGGTGGCGGAGCCACTGACTTTGGAATGCTAAGTGTTAAAGCAGGTATCGATAAAAACCCAAAAGCAACACAGGCGGACAGAATAGCAGGAGCTAAAATGAAGGAAAAGCCAGTTACCAGAGCTAAAGGTGGTGGTTTAGCCATTCAAGGACTAGGATTTAAAGGAGTTAGATAAGTGTCTTATGCTAATGATGCACAAGCTACAGATCCTGGAGTAAGTCCTTCAGACGAGGATGAAGCCGCTGAAGTTTCTGAAAGAGGGGGTTTTGGACCAGCTGGTCCAAATACAAGTGATGACGGAGCCTCACAACAATTTAGTAGTATAGACGTTCCAGGCTTTACCGATTCTATGGAAGTAGCAATGGGTCTTTATGGCCCAAGTGCTATCGGAAAAGGAATGACTCAAACTCAATTCAATGCTGCAACTGGCAGAACTAATTATAATCCTCATCCAGACTCCTTTTGGTCACAACTTTTCGGACCAGAAAATGTAGATTACACAGACCAGTATGGTGGTCCTCAAGGGGTTGCAGAGATAAATGCTATAGCTCTTGATGTGTATAATAATCCAATAGATGCAAAAGGTAATGTAAGGGGTGCTGAAGGACAAGCAACTGCTTTTGGGACAGTAAAAAGCATTGACAAACAAATGACTGTACCTGAAATGATCGCAAGAGGTGTTATGAGTTTAACTCCTCTTGGTCTACCTTTATCTATGATAGGTAAAACACAAAAATCTATTGCTCCTATTGGAGCACCGGGAGCACCAGGGGCGATAGGAACTGGATA